TGGTGGCGGCGGTGCTGGTGGATCATCCCAAGGTGCCGGTGGTTCTGGTGGCGGTGGTGCGGCTAGTGCTTCTACTCCAACTGCTGGCACGACAAACACGGGCGGCGGCGGCGGTGCCAAGGTTGGTTCGGGAGCACTTGGCGCGGCTGGCGGCTCAGGCATCGTCATTATCCGCTGGGCGATCTAACTAAAACAATCAACCAAACTACCTAAGAAAGGAAAAAGTTATGCCATTCCATAACGCGCACGCAGCGAAGGTGAACGAGGACGGGATCGTTGAGCAGGTCATTGTGATCCCGTTCTGCAACGATAATGATGCTGAGGTCACGGCCTACTGCAATTCGATCGGTCTAGCGGGTAAGTGGCTGGATACCTCATACGTTGGGGCGAGGCGCGGGAAGTATGCGGGTGTGGGTGACCGTTATGACGCGGAGTTGGACGAGTTCGTCAGCCCCGTCGTTGAAGCACCTGAGCCTGCCGCGTAACAGCCACCGACCTTAAGCCCCGCTTCGGCGGGGCTTCGCTATTTCTGGAGACATTGAATGCCCGACTGGATCGACACACCACCCGAAGTACTCACGCTAGTCACAATCATCGGCACGCTCATGGGTGCGTTGTTCTTCATCGTCGATTCACGGGTACGCAAGACCCTAGCCGAACTCAAACCGAACCACGGTTCATCCCTGCGTGACGCAGTGGACAGGATCGAAACAAAGATCGACGGTCATATTCAATGGCACTTGGAGGACAAATGATTTGGACGCTTTCCTTCTGGCGGCAGACCGCTGAAAGATGCATAAAGACCGCCGCCCAGACTGGAGCGGCGTTTTTTGTTGTGGGCACTACTGGTGTTGCTGACGTGGATTGGGCAACGATGGCGGGCATTTGCGGTGTTGCTGCACTGGCAAGCGTGCTGACCTCTATTGCTTCCACTCCGTTCGGTCAGGCTGATTCTCCGTCTTTGGTGAAGGTGGACTAGTGGCCGCGAAGACGATCACGTCGATCAATGGTTGGCCGGTCATCCTCAAGAGCAGTGATCCGGCGTTGAAGGACTTTCTCATTCCGGGCACTAAGCGCAAGATCAAACTTCGTAAAGATGTCGGGGGATACCTTGTCGCATTTGCTTCCGAATACCACCAGAAGATCCGACCTATTGATGAGGGGATTCTGGACGACTGGGGCTGGTGCCCTCTTCGCAACGGTCGTGCATCGAACTCTCCTTCTGATCATTGCGCTGGTGTCGCCGTTGATCTGGATGCTGCAAAGGAAGGATCGCAGGGTTCGGGCAACAGGTGGTGGATCACTAACCCCGTGAAGTATGTGGCGTTGAAGTCTCTGCTGAAGAAATACCGGTTGCTGGAGGCTGGCATCACGTATTCCACTAAGTATTGGGATCCTATGCATTACGTGATTAAGCATCCTGATCCGGCTGGCGTGAAGGCTGAGATGGTTCGTATGGGGATTGCCGCTAACGGCACTGTCAAGTAGGGGTTATGGCATATAACAAGGAGATACCCGGTCCCTTTCCGGTAGCACTTGGTGTCGATGTTATTGATCGCCTTTCCCGCTATGACCGTTCGTCGTTTGCTGCTGACTATGCGATTGGTAATCAGGCGTGGCTGTCTGCCGCGTCTGATAACAACAAGATTTCCCGCATGACTACGCAGTATCAGAAGGAACGTGTCGATCAGGAGGCGACTGCTGGTGAGAACTCGTTGTCGAACTGGTGGCTTCGTTCTGCCACGACATGGCATCGCGGTACTGGCAGTAACTTTTATGATGCTGACGCTACTGACTTGTATCGGTTTCGTGAGTCATGCAACGTGGATGTGTGGACGCAAGGTCAGGCTAGCCTGCTGAAGGACACGGATGTTGTGTCTGCTGGTGGCGCTATTGCGGTGGAGAACTGCGCGTCTGGGTTCTGGTTCATTCGCTCTAACGCCCTGTACTTGTACAGGACTAGTACCAGTTCTGCTACGCAGGTGACTGCTGTCGCAACGAGCGTGTATGCGTTGACCGTTGATGGTACGTCTGTGGTGGTTGCTGCCGCTGATGGCGTGTATGCGGTGAGTGAGTCGGCGTTGACGGCGACGAAGTTGTATACCGCTCCGGGTGCTGGTTGGACTCCGCAGGTTATCGCGTACGTAAAGTCGCGGTTGATTGTGTGCGCTCAGGTGACGGATGCTTTGCCGATGCGCGTGTTTGAGTTGAGCCGCAATCCTGTTTCCCCTCCTGTGACCGTGTCGTTGTCTACTGATTCGAAGTATTCGTATCAGTCATCGTCACTGGTATTTAATGATGTGACTGAGGTATCGGGTGCGATACTTGTGGCTGTTACGTCGGGCACGAAGTCTCGCGTGTTGTCGTTCACGGTGGACAATTCGTCCACCGGTAACGCCGCGTTGCTCACTCCTATTGTGGTGGCCGAGTTCCCCACGGGTGAGACGGTTAACCGGATGCGCGGGTACTTGTCTACGTACGTGATCCTTGGAACATCCAAGGGTTTGCGTGTTGCGGAGGAGTCCAGCAACGGTAGAGGTTTCACGTATGGGCCGATCACTATCCCGTACGCAATTAGTCATTTCACTATGAACGGCGAGTTCGTGTACGCCACTCGCTCTACCCAATATTTGAATACGACTGGGTTGTGGCGGTTGAATCTTGGTACTTCTATCAGTCTTACCGGTAGTAATTCGTTCACGATTACGTCAACTGCTTACGCCTACGCCTCTGATGTGAGCATCGCGTCCACTGACGCTCCGGTTGCGGTGACGGTTCTTGGTTCAACTGGCCGCATGGTGATCGCTACGGCGAACAATATTTATGCGGAGAACGCTACGAGACTGGCGGAGACTGGCTATATCGATTCTGGTTTCATCCGGTATGGCACTACTGAGGCGAAGCAGCCGGTGTCGTTCAGTGTCCGTTCGTCTGGTACGGCGGGAACCATTGGTGTTCGGGTGCAGAACTCGTCGTACGAGAACGTGTCTTATGGTGCGGTGCCAATCAATCAGACGTTGAACATTCCGTTGTCCGCGAACCTGTATCCGAATCCTGAGTTTGAGATCCGGGTGTCATTGTCACGCGACACGACGGATACGACTCTGGGTGCCACTCTTCTTGAGTGGCAGTTGCGTGCGTTGCCAGCCCCGATCAGGTCGCGGACGATCACCCTTCCTTTGCTGTGTTTCTCCGAGGAGAGGGACGTGTTGGGGAATGTGCGGGTGGTGAATCCGTGGACGCGACTGCGGGCGTTGGAGCAGTTGGAGCAGTCGGGTGGTTCCTGCTTGTATCAGGATTTTTCTACGGGCGAGGAACGGTTGTGTGTGGTTCGGGCTGTGCAGTTTGAGCAGTCCAGTCCGCCGTCGTTTGTGAATGGTTTTGGTGGCGTGTTGACGGTGCAGTTGCAGACGATTGACGTTGAGGTTGTTTCGTGATTTCGACCGTCCCTGTTGTGGTGGAAGGTCAGCGGGACAGGCTGGTGGGTCGTGTCCGGCAGGTTTTGAATGTGACGGGGGATGATGTGTTGGATCGTCCGTTGATTGAATTGGTGCGTGGTGTTCAGGTGGCTAACCGGATGCCGGGGCATGGCTTGTTGGATGAGGCGACGTTGTCGCTGTTTGGTATTACCGTGTATTGATTGCAAGAGTAGAGGGGCAGCCGTTGTGGCTGCCCCTCATTTTTTGTTTCTAGGCGTTCTTTGGTATGTCGTTGATATTGGTCGCGATGATGTTGTGTCGTGACTTTGATAATGCACTGAGGTTGAACGTGTCTAGTAAATCTTTCCAGCATTTCTCGCATAGGTCGCCGCTGTAGCGGACGGTTCCACGGCGAGCGGTGTACGGTTTAACCGCTTTCTTCTCTTCGCGGATACCGCACCTGTCGCAGGCAATTATTTGTAGTTTCATTTTCCATTCTCCTTCACCCCGTTTTCGAAATTGAGATCACGTTTGGTGCGGACAGGCTGGGAAACATTTCTTCCCCCCGTAGAAGCCGGTCGCGTTTGACGCGGTCTGCGGTGAGTCCGAGGTATTTCTCAGTCATAACGACTGAGGAGTGGTGAAGGTGTGCTTGAACTATTTTCAAACCTCCATCGATTGTTTGCTCGTTCAGTTCATCAAACCATGCGCGTGCGCCGCTTCGCCTGAGTAGGTGGAAGCCTTGCCAGTGGGTGTCTTCCCAACCGTACGCGGTCAGGTTCTTTTTGACTATCTCTTCGGGTCGGGAGATTTTGGCTGTTGGGTTGAGGCCAAGTGTCCCGAACCCTTTCTGGTACTTGGCTGGAACCAAATGCCATTCGGGCTTGAGGGGTCCGGCCTGTTCTGCGTATGCCACAAACCACCTCCTTAATTCGCGATCCAGTTCTTTGGATATAGGCATGATGTCGTAGTCACCGGTTTTGTGGACAGTCACTCCAACAGTTCCTTCGTTGAGATTTACATCACGTACCCGCAGGGTAACAATCTCGCTGGCACGCAGGAACAAGTAGAGGCCAAGACTGAGGGTTGCACGGTCGCGGGGGTCTTTAGCGCAGTCAAGGAATGCGGGGAACTCGTTGATGGCTAAGCGGCTGCGTTCCTTCTTGGGCACCCGCTTGTAGCGGGAACCCATCAGGGGGTCCACGTCGATGCCCATGTACTTCCTCATCCGGCACCACTTGAAGAACGCAGACAGGCAGGACTGCACCATGTTGACGGAGGCGGCGGATCGGGTGGTTGAGGCGAGTTGCAGGGTCTTGATGAACGACCGGTCATCTATGTCAGATATGAGGTAATCGTCACCGAGGGCGGCTCGCATGATCTTGATGGCGGACCTGTCGTTCCGCACGGTTGCCCGTGCGAACCCTTGGGTCATGCGCCAGTGAACGTATTCGGTTTCTGCTGCTGCGATGGTTTGTCTCATAACCTGTGATGTTATGTCCCGCAATCACCCGAAGTCAATTGATTGAAGGAAGTGTTGAATGCAGGATGTACGTGATGCTTAGGCTACAAGTTTGAGAGTTGATAGTTGCAATGTGTTTTTGGTGCAATTATTAGGTTATTCTGATTGCGGGATGTAGGTTCACGTTTCAAGGGAAGGATTACAGGGTGCCTGCAAAGCGCAAGATGCCTTCAGATTCGACATTGGAGAAGTGGCTGGCCGAGGGGCTGGATCATCATGCAATCCAACGCAGGATTTTTGAACGCGAGGGAGAAGAAGTTGCCATTTCAA